TCTTTCCTTATATTTATCTAATACAGCATCCGATAATGCCCATTCTTTTATATCTTTTTCTTTTACTTCATTTGTCTCATTATCTAGTCTAAATTTACTATATTTATGAGGTCCCTTATCTTTAGCGTCAACTGCTTTAGCGTCTGGTGTTTGACCTGGTGTCATTTCTTTAGTGTGATTAGCATAGTCAGCGCCTATCTCATAAGATTCTGATACATAACCTTCAACTTTTGTAGCGTCTTCTAAACTCATACTCTCTGGTACACAGTTAGGTACTTGTCTATTACCCTTCTTCTTCATACCCACTTGTTTGTAACCTACCCAACAAGCGTCTTGTAAATTTTTCTTTGTTTCACCATACATTTGTCTAAACTTTTTAGTATGCTTAGATGGTTCCGTTTTAGCATCTGCGTCACCTGGCGCTGGTTTATTACTGTCGTTATTTTTAAAGTGATCTGCTCTTTTATCTTTAACATCTTTTGATAATCCAGAGTAGTATTTTTTAGGTTGTGTTCCGTCTTTCTTTTCGACATCTTTATCCTGTTGTGTTTTATCTTCGTATCTAATGGTTTTACTAGAACCTACGTGGAAGTTTGTTTTTCTCATAATTGTTTTATTGATTACCTCGAATTCGTTACCCCTTTTAATAATCTTTATGGGTAAGTTTAGATTTGTTTCCATATCTTTTAACACGGCATCAGTTTGGTCATTCTGTTTAATAATATTACGTGCTTTATTTTTTTGTATTTTCTTAAAAAACTTTTGTAGTTCAGCAACTTTGATTGATGGATTGTTTCTAGCGTCATTTAATCTATCTACAAAATGTCTTGTAAATTCTATATCAACACCATACTTGTTAAGTATTCTATCAGCAAATCTTTCTAAATTATTTATTTCAGATTGTGATATCTTATTTTCCGTCATTTCTGATACTGCTTCAAAGCCATAGTCAATATTTGTATTATATTCTCTTACTTCTATTTCTCTATCTGCGGCTATAGGAAGACAATCCCATATCCAGGCTTTGTGTAAATTGTTGTTATTGTCTTCTATGACAATGTAATTAGTACCTCGTCTTTTGACTGTACCTTTTATATCTTCTTTTATATAATCTACTTTATCATTAATGTTAAAAATCATATCTCTAACATATAAATCTCTTACTTGTTCTTGTTCAAATCCTTCCACACTAGTAATAGGTTTGTAAGTTTCCATTTTATAACTAGCGGCAAGTTTCATACCTTTTCTGACTTGCGTCATAATTCTTTCACCGTTACCTTTACTGCTTCCAGGTAATCCACTTTTAAATGCTTCTAAATCTCCTTTTGCTGCCGCGGCTCTCATCTTACTAGCACTCATACCAGCTGCGCCCTCTGCATCAGGATCTCTGTCTCCAGCAGATACAACTTTAATATCTTCAAAGTAATAGTATCCGTGTCTGGATTTTACATTATTGTATCTATTCAATAGAGTATCAAACTCTCTAACTCTATCACTACCAGCGACCATAATCACTCTGTGGTGTGTGTCATATAGTTTAGTTAATATATCTAATACATTGTTTGATGGATTGATTGCTATGTTTCTAGCGTGTTGAGGAAACATTCTTTTCATCAAATCTAATTTTTCTCTAGCACCTAATGGGTTCTTTTTGGGGTCTTCACTTCTACTTAAATAAATTTTGTAATCACTACTAGCTGACTTAACTTTGTCCATTAATTTTAAGTGACCAATCGTAGGTGGATTAAATCTACCAAAAGCAAATGCTATTGTTTTAGGAGCTGCTTCTGCTACTGTCTTTAAACTAGAAATTTCTTTATCTGTAACTTTACCATCTTCTAAAATATCTTTACACTTCTTATAAAATTTTAAGTAGTGATATTTTTCTAGGTATTTGTAGATAATATTTTTAGGTAGTTTATGTTTCTTACCAAACTGTCTAATTTCTTCTGGCGACATATCATCATTGAAAGCACTTTGTCTTTGTTTGACTACATCATCACCTATATCAACTAACACCTCTATACTGTCTTCTATCTCGTCTAATTTACTATTAACTCTCGCTTGTAAGTTCAATACATCATCTGCTGTCAAATCTTTTAATTCTTCGTAATCAATTATATCTCTAGCAAGTTCGCCTTTGACTACATCTATTTCTTTTACTTTTGCTTGGAAGTCTGCTTCATATTTTTCAGAGTCGAAAGTATCTTCGGTAGGTCTTCTTACAAACTCATTCTCATCAATATCAAATACACCATCAGCCATAGCGTCATTCTTTTTCTTTAACTCTGGGTCTGTGATTACAAAATAGTTAATTGGGTGTTTAGTTCCTGGAACAAGCTTACCATTAATGCTTCTTAAACTAGACGCCAATTCTTTTCTAACTTCTTCTTGTTTTTCTTTAGGAACATCAAATAAGATATTCATATCTAAATCAGCATCGTCTCTATATTTTTTTGTAAGTATAGAACCAATCAATGAATATTTTTTTACTGGATACTTCTCACTAAATTTATCTATTTGATTTAAGATAATATCTCTAACACTTTTTTTAAGTTTAGGATTATTAGTATCAGCATTATCAAATACACCTGGCGCATATCTTTGTCTAGGTATATCTATGATACTTTCTTTTATAAAATCTTTAAATCTCATTTAGTGTTCTTTGCTTTTAATTCGTTTGCTATCCACTGTTTCGCTGTTAGATTTTGAGGACTAGCTCTTAATTGACTTCGTATATATCTCGCAGCTGTGTTAAGTGTTAGTGTTACTAATTCTTTTTCACTTCTATTGTTATCTACAATTAACATTCTACCAGGACTAAAAATTCTTTGAAACTGACCAATGTTAGATTGTACTTGATTCCAACTATTCTGTACGACATAATCTGGTACAGTTCTAGGTCTATTCTTATTTCTTTCTAGCGCTACTTCTAAACTTGTATTAACAAAAATCATATAACTATCATAACCTATAAGGTCTAATTGTTTCTTTTGATTATTAATAACACTTTTATCTCTACCAGTTGCGTCTATGACTAAACCTAATCTACCTTGTATGTAAGTATCTAATTGAGTAGCAGTAGTCATCTTTGCTTTAGCTCTTACAATGTTTCTAAAATATTCTTCTTCGTCAGGCATCTTTAATGATAGATTACCTTTTCTTAAACCTCTTTCAAATGCTCCGTCAGAGTTCACAAGTTTTAAACCAGTGCCACCAAAGGCCCCAGCCGTTACAAATGACTTACCACTTCCAGGCCCACCAGCTAAAAAGAAAGCTTTAAATATACCTGGGTCGTAAACACCCTCTCGCAATATTTGATTTAGTTTTTTCATTAATCGTTTACTTTTGCTCCAGCTCTCCATTGATAACAAGACCAATATCTCGCCATAGTTTTTGGTCCTGGATCAGCGCAATTGTGTCTTGCTCTAAATGACTTTCTTCTCGCTGGGTTATCTCTCTTAATTGATAGACCAGTTGTATCACCAAATGATACTTTCTTAACCTTGTCGCCATCTTTTACATACACATAAAACTTTTTAGAACCACCTCTAACTGGGTCGTTTAATTTTACTGTCTTACCTTGATACTCTGCCTCTTGTAAAGGCTCACTTTCGTGTTCGAATATTACTTCTTCACACTGTATATCATAATCTTCAAATTGTTTAAATGTCTTTGTCATTAATTACTCCATCCTTTTGGCATTGTAAAGTTAGCTCTACTGAATTCCATTCTATCAACTAACTTGATTGCTCCTGCTACTTTATCTACTGCTACATATCCTTCTGGACTTGTTACCTTGTAACCTGTAGAAGTTTTTAAAAAATGTCCTATGCTTTGTATCTCACTCATCTTCTTAATCAAAAAGTCTTTCGCATTTTGTAAAGTAACGTGAGAGGCAACAGCCATTACTAAAGCATTCTTATTTCTATCTATAAATTTTAAATTTGTTTCAAGTATATCTTTATACTTTTGTTTTCCTTTGTCAGATTTCTTAGCGTCTATCTCTGCTTGTAAAGTATTGATATAGTAATCTCTAAACATATCAGCTAGTTCTCTTACTTTAGCCATATGACCTTGTGTGTTTCTTATATAATAGTTAAAGAAAGTTTTAAGTCTAAATGGAATACCTAGAGCATCTGCTGTTGATTTTTGTAATTCATCTAACATAGGTCCAGCTTTTTGTAAAGAGCCTTCTGCCATTCTTAATCTTGCGTTAAATGTTGATAGTTCACTTCTAGTTAGTTTCGCAGAACCAGATACATCTCTGTAACCAGCACTCGCTAGAAATACATTAGTTGCTCTACCTCTAACTGTTCCAAATCCAGCAGTCATACTATCTAAAGTCTTACCTGTATATTTTGTGTGAAAAACAATTCCCATTCTTGCTCTACTAATCTGTCTGCCTACAGCAGATGAAGATTGAACAGCATATGTAATTGTGTTAGGTGTAAATGAAATCATATCTTCTCCATCTAAACTAATCTTTTTTAAATCTGATGGTGCGAAAAGAAAGTCACCTTGTAATACACCAGTGATACCTAGACGTTTTAATTCTTTTAATGCTATTTGAAGTTTAGACGCTAATTCGCCAGAGTGATTTTTACTTATATCTGAGTTAGTGTAATTTACTTTAGGATTTTTATTGAATACTGATTTTGTGCCGACAAAGAATTTGCCATTTTCTGGATTAATACCACAGATGATAGCTGGAGCGCCATCCCATTTAACTGTCATATTAACTTTTTTATTTGAAGAACCAGCGAGCATATCTCTCACCGATCTTAAAAAGTTTAACGCATTCTGACCACCCTTTGTACCACGATTTATTATATCGTCTTCTAGGTGTTCTAAATGTGTATTTCTATCTTGTGTTGTAAATCCTTTAAAACTAAACATTTCTCTCTCATTTTATCCATAAGTCTATTCACGGTTTCCATATAAATCAATCTTGTTTATTATATTTATAAGACTAAACTCTTGTCCATAGGAATTTAGGTACGCCACCATTGGGTTGCCATGTTTTATGTTTGTTTTGAAACTTAACTAATTTATGGGCGTCTTCTTCAAAGAAGCACTCGCTTATGACGTTCTTTGTTGGTCTTTCAATGACTTGCCATATAATGTCTTTATCTCTCTTTACCATCTTCTTTGTATAAGATAGATTAGGTTGTTCATTATTAGGTCGTCTATCGCCTTTGTGAAATTTTACTTTTTGTTTTTTTGCCATATTATTTAAAATCTGAAAACTTTTCATAAGTTTCCTCAGGTGTTGGGTAGTTTTCTTCTTGTTTTAATTCTTTACCACCTACTATATTTTGTGCCGAGTTTTCTGTATCATATAATCTCATCTTAGCTCTATCAACACCTATAATAAATGATCTGTTAATACCAGGGTCATTATATCTATTCTTTAATT